AAATATGGACATGAATATTAAACTAATTGTTCGTGAGCCTTCAACAATGTCAGATGCAGTAAAGTTTATGGTGGGCGAGTATAACGATACAGTGCTTATTGGAATGCCAGATACATATATATTAAACGCACCTGGAAATATATACAAGCCTCTATTTAAAGACAATACTGCCGACCTTGTTCTGGGAATTTGGGAATGCGGAGAAGTATTAAAGGGACGTGTCGGTCAAGTTTTAGTATCCCAAGATAAAGTAATTGGTTCAGAAGACAAGGTAGATAATTGTGATTACCCAGATATGTGGGGCACTATGCTATTCCGAAAGAATATGATAAGATACATAGATACAACACTAGATCATCCAGGAAAACAATTAAAGGAATGGATATCTAGGGGTTCTAATATTAAGGCGGTAAGACCAGGCGGACAGTATATGGATATTGGAACGCTAAGAGGACTTAAACAATTATATAAAGAAATGGAATAGTAATGCTAAAACCAGTATATAAAGATGTTAAAAATTTTCATTATGATGATTTATATCTACATGCCGTATCAGCGCCAGCTGGACATAAAATTTTAAATGCATGCTTAGAGGTTGCTCAAATGCTTATTGAAAAAAACATATCTTATGGAAATTCAGCATTAGATCCCATTAGAATATTTTCAACGGCGGATTCAACAGAGCAATTAAAGGTTCGTATTGATGATAAATTAAATAGGGTTAAAAATAATCAAGGATTTGCAGGAGACAATGACATAGATGACCTAATTGGGTATCTATTGTTGTATAAAATAGCCAAATCTAATTGACTTTTTAGTCAACTAGAATTATAATACATATATATGGAAATTGAATTATCAGATCATTTTGATCGAATGAATAAAGTTGTTGCCGAACTTTTAAAGGGCAATAATCCGACCCAGATTGCCTCTCTAACGGGCTATAAGCGATCAGACGTAGTAGAACTTATAGACGAGTGGAAAACCGTCGTATACAACGATACAAGCTCTAAGGAACGGGCTAAGGAAGCCATCTCAGGAGCGGACCAACATTATTCTATGTTAATTAAAGAAGCCTGGAAAACAGTAGAGGATGCAGATCAGGCAGGCCAATTAAATGTTAAAGCCAATGCCCTTAAATTAATTTCAGATATTGAAACTAAAAGAATTGCCATGCTTAAAGAAGTTGGTCTATTAGATAATGCCGAAATGGCATCCCAGATTGCAGAAACTGAAAGAAAACAAGAAATACTTGTTAATATATTAAAAGAAGTAACTTCTTCATGCCCTAAGTGCAAAATGGATGTTGCGAAACGAATTTCACAAATAACTGGTGTAGTGGAATCAGTAGTAATTGATGTAGAAAATAATAAAAATGTTTCTTGATTTAGGATTTACTGAATTAGGTAAAGATATATATTTATATAAAAAATTTGTTTCAAATGAGGAATGCAAACAAATTGTTAAAATTGTAGATTCAATGAAAAAAGATGAATTTAATTGGCTAGATAGTGAAACATGTGTTACAAAACAAATACCAGAAATTGATAGTATTAAAAAAAGATTTATAAATATTTTAGATAATAAATTGAAAATTGGCGATAATTCAAACATTGTAATTATGTCGAAAGGCTCCTCTCTCGGCACACATTCAGACGATCACGACTTTAAGTATTCTTCAGAAAATATAATTTATGGGATGGTAATATATTTTAATGAATTTGATGGTGGAGAAATATATTATCCTACACAAAATATAGAGTATAAACCACAACCTGGAGACTTAATTATTCATAGTGCAAAATCACATTGTTTACATGGAGTTAAAGAAGTAAAAAATAATGCTAGATATTGTCACTCAAATCATATATATGAAATTAAGGATATATAATGGATTTTAATTTTAATGATCTTATTGATATTTTAGATGGCGAAGAATTTGAAGAAAGACCAGTAGACCTACAAACTTTTGTTACAAGCCCTAATTACTTAGCTTTACCACCACTTTCAAATTATCAATATACACTAATTGAAAAGTCATCTCAAATATATAAAGAGTCTACATTAATTAAATTATTTGGAGAAGAAGAAGGCTCTAGAATATTTAAACAAACCGCCAACGAAGTAATTGCTCAACTTGGTAAAGGTTCTGGTAAAGACTACTGCTCAACAATTGCAACAGCTTATATTGTGTATTTATTGTTATGCTTAAAAGACCCAGCATCATATTACGGTAAGCCACCAGGAGATGCAATTGATATTTTAAATATTGCTATTAACGCACAACAGGCAAACAATGTTTTTTTTAAAGGTTTTAAAACACGTATTGAAAAATCACCATGGTTTACTGGAAAATACACAGACAAAGCTTCTGAAATGAAATTTGATAAATCTATTACAGTTCATTCTGGTCACTCTGAGCGTGAAGCTTGGGAAGGGTATAACGTTATTGTTGTTATCCTTGATGAGATTTCAGGTTTTGCTACAGAGAATACAACTGGACATGATCAAGCTAAAACTGCAGATGCTATATACGAAATGTACAGAGCATCAGTAGACTCACGTTTCCCAGATTTTGGCAAAGTAATATTACTTTCTTTTCCAAGATTTAAAAATGATCCTATACAAAAATTTTATGAATCTGTTATTGCTGAAAAAGAAACTATAGTAAGAAGCCATAATTTTAAAATGGATCTCGATCTCCCAGACGGAACTGAAGGTAATGAGTTTGTAGTTGAATGGGAAGAAGACCATATTCTTTCTTATTCTATTCCAAAAGTATATGCATTAAAACGTCCAACCTGGGAAATTAATCCAACTAGAAGCATTGATGATTTTAAAGTAGCATTTTATAAAAACTCTATGGATGCATTAGGAAGGTTTGCTTGCATGCCGTCAGACGCAGTAGATGCATTTTTTAAATCAAGAGAAAAAATAGAAACAGCATTTAATAACACAGCAGTTGCTATTGATCAATTTGGAAGATTTGAAAATTGGTTCGCACCAGACCCAGATAAAGAATATTTTATACACGTAGACCTTGCACAAAAGCATGACCATTGTGCAGTTTCTTTAGCACATGTTCAAAAATGGGTTAATGTAAAAGTAAGTGATACTTATACCCAGCCAGCACCAATAGTAGAAGTAGATGCGGTAAGATTTTGGACTCCAACACCAGATAAGTCTGTAGACTTTACAGAAGTAAAAGATTACATATTGTCTTTAAGAACAAAAGGATTTAAAATAAGACTATGTACTTTTGACAGATGGAATTCTCACGATATGATGCAACAACTAAAACAATACGGCATCAATACAGAAATTCTATCTGTCGCTAAAAAACACTACGACGATATGGCGATGATAGTTTTAGAAGAAAGACTAAAAGGGCCACACATTCCTTTACTTATAGATGAATTATTGCAATTAAAAATTATGAGAGATAAGGTAGACCACCCAAGAAAAGGATCAAAAGACTTGGCAGATGCTGTCTGTGGATCAATATTTAATGCAATACGTGGAACTAAATTTGATTCAAATGAAGAAATTAACATACATACATACGAATCAATGTCTTATGATAATGATTTTAGTAAAGATAACCCAGATGTATCTTCAGTAAATATGATAAGGGCGCCAAGAATGCCAGAAGAACTTAAGGAGGCAATGGATAGGATGATGGTAATATGAGTATATATCAAGAAAAAGCTAAAGAGTGTAAGTGTTGTGGAAAGCATGTCCCTCTACCAACAGTTTTAAAAGAGTATAATGGTATTATGGTTTGTCCAACAACATTTTCAAATATAATAGAATACACAAGAATATGGAATGCAATTGGATCAAGGCCACCTGGAAATGTTAGAAAACATTTTTCAGAATATGTCCAACAAATTGTGGAGAACGAATTAAATAAAAGAAAAATTTAAAAATGAATTATAACGAAATGTTTTATTCTGGAATAATAGATGAAAAAAGTAATAAATCTTTTAATTTTTATCCAGGTATAATAGAATCAATTTATTATAATGATTTTATTAAATACTCTAAAAGAGATCATGCTATATTAGAAAATAGATTTTTGGCATTTAAAAAAATAGACCCAGAATTAGATTTTAAATTAAATAAAGAAGGATATAGGTCTCCTGAGTTTACAGAAAATGTTGATTTTTTAATAGCTGGGTGCTCTACTACAATGGGGGATGCGCTAAAAATTAATAAAGTGTGGCATGAGTTATTGTTAAAAGAAACTGAATACAGTTATGCATCATTGGCTTTTTCTGGTGAAAGCGTAAATAGTCAGGTAGAAAAAATATTTAAGTATATTAAAAAATATAATAATCCAAAAAATATTTTATTTTTAATGCCCAATTTTGAAAGAATAAAAATATTTAATGTGCCAGATTTATTTGTATCTGAAAGATTTGACTCATATGTAAAATACAATTACGATTCAAGTTATAAGGCATTTTATAAAAATATGGCTGACGTGCCTTTATTTAAAACAATAGGTAGGACAATCGAAGATCTTTCGGTAATAACAGTATTGCCAAACCAACAAGAAATAACATATTTCAAGAGACCTTTAAGAGCAGAAGAGGCTATTCCAATAGAAATGGCACACATGTATTCTGCCCAAAGTATTCATATTTTAGATTTATATTGTAAGCAGGCCAACATAAATTTAATATATGGAACTTGGGACGGCAATACTAATTTACTTTTAAAAAAAATTTCAAACGAAAATAATTTTAAAAATTTTATAGACTTAGAATCAGAAAAATGGAGTAAATCTAAAAATAATAAATATGATACATATATTTTAGATAAATGTCATACTGAATACGAAAAAGATATTTATTTTAATGCAGCTTTAGATGTCCACATTGAAGACATAGGCAGTGTACATTTTGGATTACATCGACATATTCACATTAGAGATCATTTTGCAAAACAATTAAATGAAAGGTATGGCTATGATTTTAAAATTTAAATATTATATTTATAAGTTAAAATTAAAATTTAAAAAAAATAACAATCATGATCGTTTTATATATTAATTATTTTTTATTGCTTTTATTGTAAAAAGTCCAGGATTAAATATATTTTTTGAAATATCTATTTTTGCTTTAAGCAATAACTCATTTTCAATCTTATTAAAATTAATACTATCATCAATAAATTCATAATTATTTAAAGAAGTTTGTAAAATAGTACAGCCCAATTTATTTAATAAATTTTCAATCTCAATAAAAGAATATTGAGATTCAAATGGAGTTAAAACTTGATCATAAAAAATTGATTTTATAATTTTATTATTTTTATTTTTAAAAATTAAATTTTTAAAACATTTGAATAATTTTTTATTTGAATAATTTTTATTTTTTAACTTCTGAAAATGTTCTAAAAATGGATATCTTTCATATTTATTATATAGTCCTAAAATTAATATTCCATTTTCATCTAAAAGATTTGTTACTATATCTTCAAGTACTTCTTCAAAATTTTTAATGTGATGTAAAACTCCAAAAGAAATAATTGTTTTAAATTTTTCATTTTTATATTTTGAAAAACTTGAAATATCATTTTCAATAAAAAATGTATTTAATTTTAATTTTTTTGATACTTTGTTTGACACATTAATACCATTTTTATTAAAATCAATTCCAACTCCAAATGCGTTATAATAATAAGACAGGCCATTTAATAGCCAGCCAGACCCAGAGCCAAGCTCAAGAATTTTATATTCATAATTTATGTCTTTTAGAATTGGAATATCTTTAATTACATTAATATTTTTAATTAAATTTATTTCTTTTTTTAAGCCAAATTGATTAAAATTAATATAATTATAAAAATTTTTTATATTCATATTATGCATTGTAGCATATATGATAGAATGTAGTATATGATAATTTTAGGTATTAATGAGACATCTCATGATGCATCTGTATCTTTAATTAAAGATGGAGAGATATTATTTGCTGGGCATGCTGAAAGATACAGCAAAGAAAAAAATGATTGGTATATTAATGATAGCTTAATTAATGATGCCATACAGTACGGATTTCCAGATAAAATAGCTTATTATGAAAAGCCATTATTAAAAGCATCTAGATTATTATTAAAAGGTGGAGCAGCAGACTGGAAGCCAAAATATAAAATAAAAAATATATTTGGAAAACATTTGCCAACTCATTATTTTAAACATCATTATTCTCACGCTTGTGCTGGATACTATACTAGTAAATTTAATGACGCAGTTATAGTTGTATTAGACTCTATTGGAGAATGGAACACCTCAACAATATGGGTAGGAGAAAACGATAAAATAAAATTAAAAGAAAAAATTAACTATCCATTTAGTTTTGGACTATTTTATTCTGCATTTACTAAATTAGTTGGACTGAAGCCAAATGAAGAAGAGTATATATTTATGGGAATGGCTGGATATGGGGATCCTAAAAAATATTGGTCTAAAGTTAACGAATATTTTCCTTCTATTAAAAATCAAAAATATAATTTTCATAAAGGAATTATAGATTGGGGTGAGGTTAACGAGCAAGATAAATTTGATATCGCAGCGTCAGTTCAAAAAGTATATGAGTTAAGGCTATTTGAATTTATGCAATACGCAAAAAAAATAACAAATAAAGATAATTTAGTATTTATGGGTGGCTGTGCATTAAATTGTTCTGCCAATACTATACTTTGGAAAATATTTAAAGACATATGGATTATGCCAAATCCTGGAGACGCTGGCAGCTCTTTGGGTGCAGCATCAGCATTGTATGGAAAACATTTAAACTGGCAGTCTCCTTATTTAGGATATAATTTAAAAGGAGAATATCCTATAAATGATATTGTAGAAGGCATAAAAAGAAACGGTATAGTAGCAGTTGCGTCTGGCAGGGCAGAATATGGACCAAGGGCACTAGGAAACAGAAGCATACTTGCAGACCCAAGAGATCCAGATATTAAAAATAAAGTTAATTTAATTAAACAAAGAGAACTATTTAGACCATTCGCCCCAGTAGTTTTAGAAGAGTTTGCTAGTGAATGGTTTGATATGGATTTTGTTTCTCCATACATGCAATATGCTGTGAAATGTAAATATCCAGAAAAGGTCCCATCAGTAGTTCATATTGACGGCACATCTAGAGTTCAAACCATAAATAAAGAACAGCATCCTGGATTACATATGGTTTTAAGAAAATTTTATTGGGATACTGGCGTACCCATGCTGCTTAATACAAGTTTAAATATTAAAGGCCAACCGTTATTAAATGATATAAATGATATAAAAATGTGGCAAACTCAATATAAACAAAAAATTATTTTATAAAAATTTAATAGATAAAATAATAAAAAAATGATATAATGTATTGTATGAGGAAGGTATAAAATGGAAAATAAAATTATTTATAACGTATTTTCAAATGAAGAAATAAAAGACATATATCTAGCAGTAGATTTTAAAAAAGATGAAATACAAAATCAAACTTTTTTAGGAAGAACAAGACTAGACTATGAAACAAATGATTTTCATTTACTTCCTAAAAGTATAATAAAAAAAGCAAATGATTTAATAAACCAGTTTTCAGATAAAGATAATAGAAATTATGAATTTCATTATTTTATGTTTGTAGAATATAATAATAAATTTGGAATCCCTAGCTTGGGTCCCCACAGAGACACTACACCGTTTACTGGCAGCCTACTGTGTCAGATAGAATCAAATAAATCTTGGGATTTATATGTAGACGGTAATCCTTATACACTAATTGATAACAGCGCTCTTTTATTAAATGTAAGAGATCAAGATCATTGGAGAATGCCTGAAGAATTTAAAGATGGAGAATATATTAAAATGTTATTTTTACATTATATAGATTTAAATGACATAAAAGAAAACATATCAACACCAGAACAATTGCATGAAATTAATACAAGATGGTCGCATATAACTGGGTACACACCAGATCAAAGAACATACGATATTTAATATATTTTTAAATACTAGAAAAAAAAATATAAAAATGATATACTTAACAAATGAATAATGTTTTGATAATTGGTGGAACTGCAAGATCTTGCAAAACTATTATTAGCTATTTAGAAAAAGAAAATTTTAATATAGATTTAATAACATATAGGCAAAAAGATAAAATTTATGGTAAATATAAATGGACCTATTTAGATTTTGAAGACTTTAATTCTGTTAATAATTTTATTAAAAATTTACCAATAAATTATTACGATAAAATAATTTTTTTATCTGGAAATTCTATTTCAGAAAATATAGAAAATATTGATTTAAAAGAATTAAAAAAATTTTATGACTCATATTTGTTTAATTATAATCTTTTGTTAACAAATTCAGTTAAATCATTAAATGAAAACGGTAAAATAATTTTTATATCTTCTATTGCAGCAAATGAAGCAATTTTAGATGTGCATTATTCTGCTGTAAAGGCTGCAAATCAAGCATTAGTTAAATCTTTATCTTTATACGCAAAAGAAAACCAATCTATGGTATCCATAGCTCCAGGAACAATTACAGATGATATAAGAAAACAAATTGCTCAATTAATAATTGATATAAATAAAATTGACAATGGAAAAATATTTAAGTTGGGGTATTAATAAAATGTTATTTATTGTTGGAGATAGTCACACACTTAGATTAAGAAATTCAGCTGAAGGATTGCAAGATAACAAATATATTCCTTCTCAATATTGTGATTGGACATCTACTGATTATTTAACAGTAAATCAAAATAAAAATCATCCAGGAGCAGGCACTCAAATTAAGGTTTCATCACAATGTAAAGAATCACATCTTAGCATGTATTCAAATAATAATAAAACAATAGCTTTTTCGGGTCACCCTGGCGGTACAGGATATAGCTCAACTTATTCTCAAGGAGAGTACCCATGTATAAAAAAAATATTAAATAAAGATTCTATAATAATGCCATTTTTTGGATACATAGATGTAAAGGCACATTTACCTCACACACATAATACAGAAGAAGCAGTAATTAGATATATTGAAAGAACTGTTAAATTTTTTGACAATGATAAAAACATTAAGTTTTTAGAACCAATGCCTCAGTTTGTTAATGCATTAGGAGGAGGATACCCTAACTATGAATTTGATATAAGATTTAAATATTATGAAGAATATAAGTATTATTTAAGAAAATATATTAAACATTATAAACTTGAAAGCCCTATATCGACGGAGGATATTTTTCAAACAGATAGATTTGATGAGTCTTACGAATGCCATGACTGCATAGACTGCTTAAGACCACAATTTATAGACAAAAAATTAGACCATTTAAAACCAGAATTTAATAAAACAATATTAGACCATATAATGAAAAATTTCTTATAAGCTATTGACCGTCTCAGATATAATATATATAATATATTATTATGAGCAACAGTAGCTTAGTTGGTTAAAGCCCCGAACTCATAATTCGGTAATCGTAGGTTCAAGTCCTACCTGTTGCACAAGGAGATGATGCTGTGGAATATCCAGAGGATAATGACCTATTTGATTATTATATGGAGATTGGTGCTATAGAATTGTCTGGGATTGATGATTCTGGTGAAATAGTTTTTAAAGTTACCGATAAAGCCAAAGAGTTGGCCCCAGAACTGTGGAATGCTCATGCAGACTATGTAGACCAAACACTACTTGATCTTTATAATAAAGATTTAATATCTGTTGAGTATGATGAAAATCTACAAGCAACAATAAGTCTTACAGAACAAGCTCAAAAAATTATTGAAGATAAAGGAATTATGCCACTTGATTAAAAATGGTATAATATACATAGGTCGCCAAATGGGACCTAATTTAACTTATTCGCTTGAAGGAGGAATAAAATGGTAAGTACATTCTCTATGGATCTTTTTAAAGATCCATTTTTTATTGGTTGGGATTCTTTTTTTAAAGAAATTGAAAGCCTTCCAAAAAACACATCAAACTATCCACCATATAACTTAATCAAATTTACTGATGATACCTATATGATTGAACTAGCATTAGCTGGATTCTCTAAGGATGACATTGAAGTATCTCAAGAAAAAAATAATTTAACTATTAAGGGAAATATTGAAGAAGATGGTCAAGGAGAACATATCCACAAGGGTATTGCAACCAGAAGCTTTACAAGAACTTTTTCTCTTGCAGAAAATATTGAGATTAAACATGTTACATGGATGAATGGTATTTTGGCTGTTTCTTTGTTTAGAAACACCCCAGAAGATCAAAAACCAAAAACATTTAAGATAAAAGATATAAACGACTGATATAATATAAGTCTGCACCCCTTCATCGGGGAGTCGCAGATTTGTCGGGGGAGACAGCGACGTTAAATACCTGGTATAGTCCTGAGCATGACTTCTTAAAAAACTGCTCATTATAAATGAGAGGCACAAAATGTTTGAATACTATGTAAAAAAAGTAAGCAAGGTTGTTGACGGAGATACAATTGATGTAGACATTGATCTTGGTTTTGATATTTCATTTAGCTCAAGAGTAAGGTTGGCAGGGATTGACACTCCTGAAAGCCGTACCACAGACAAAATGGAAAAAGCGTTAGGTCTTGAATCTAAAGAATATTTAAAAAAAGCAATTGATTCCTCTAAAACTGTTGTAATTAAAACAGAAAAAATGGACTCATCAGAAAAGTATGGACGCATCCTTGGATGGGTATTTTTAGACGGATCAGAAGTTTCAATAAATCAAAAAATGATTAACGAAGGATATGCTTGGGGATACATGGGGGAGACTAAAGTAAAAGATTTTGATGCTTTAGCAAAACAAAGAGCAAAGAAGAAGTAAATGCCAATATATGAATACTCATGTGTAACATGTGACAAATCATTAGAAGTTACTCGTAAGTTTGATGAAACAGAAGTTGTGCCACCCTGTCCTTCTTGCGGATACGGAATGGCAAGATCATATGGAACAGTTGGAATACAATTCAAAGGAAATGGTTTTTACAAAACAGATAATCCTAAGTAACTAAAATTATTTAAATAAACAAACATGATATAATCTCTATGTAACAAAAATTTTGTTACTTGGAGATCCAATTGCATAGAAAGTTAAAACTATTTTTAGCTAGCCTTTTTGTAACAGGTTGGCTATTTTTTATTGGTCCAAGTTATGCATGGGCAACAGACAATAGCGGACAAGAACAAGTAGTTGTTAGTCCTGCTCAACAAGCAGTAAACACGGCGCTTGGGGTCGCTACCACGGAAGTTCAACAGGCTATTGCAGCCACAGACTCATCTACAGCATTAGTATCAGTAGCACAAACAGAATTATCTCAAGCTCAAGCAGCAGTTACACAAGTAACTCAAAGTATTTCAACGGCTACAACAGCAATTAATTTAGTTGATACTGCAACTGCTACAATAAATAATATTAATATAGTAACAACACCAACAGATCAAAGCTCTCAAATAGTTCAGGATGCTAAATTAACTGTTACAGCTGCTCAAACATCAATAGACAGCATTACTGTTACCGCAGCACAGACTGAAATATCTCAAGTTACTGCAGCGAAAACAGCAGCCTCTACAGCACAATCAACTGCACAGACTGAATTGACTCAGGCTAATATTGCAATTGATAATGCTCAAACAGCAGTAAATAATTTACAAGCTACTATTGGAACAACTGTTAATGTTTTGGCTGGCGTAGATGATGCTGGCGTTCAAATGAATCTTCCGTTTGGAATGCAAATGGGTGGCACTGTTTATAACAATGTTTACGTTGGATCTAATGCAACCGTAACATTTGGTGTCAACGAAGGTCCTAATTATTATTCTACTCCAAATGCACCATCTGTATCTATTGCTGGATGGGACTGGACAACTTGGAGTACTGGAACTGGAATTACATATTCAACTACTGGAACAAGTTTAGATATTGCTTGGGATTTAAGACCTTATCCACAACAAGATGCTTCTACACAAATGGTTCAAATTAGATTTAATGCAGATGTAAATCCAAATGATGGCGCATGGATGGCAAACGTAACTGCAGTTGGACCAATACCAGGCGGAGCAAGATTTAATTATAGAGAAACAACTAATGGAGCGGTAACAGAAATTACTGATACTAATACTGGCACTGGATTTGCTGGACAAATTAGTCAGGGTGCAACATTTACTCCATATGTAGATCCAAATACTTCTACAATACAGGCAGCGGTGGATACAGCAAATGCAACTATTACACAATTAAATCAAAGCCTTTCTCCAGTTGTTGCACAAAATACAACAAATACTTCCAATATAAATGCAATTAATACAACATCTTTAACTAATACCGTAAACTCAGCGGTATCAACAAAGACTTCTTTACAGTCAACATTAAACACTAAAGCAGGACAACTTGTCTCTGCTATTAATAACAACATTCCAACACCTGCCCCAATAATATCTCAAGCAGTAGTAGATGGATCAACAGTAACTGTTATGCCAGAATTGCCATCTGGATATACACCAAACACATGGTTCTATCAAGTAGTAACTGAAGATGAAAATGCAGAAAATCCATATGAAGGACAAACATTAAACACAGACGGGGCGCCAGAATTTATTCAATTAACTGGATTAACAGAAGGTGCTTCATATACAATTAGAATTGCAAACTGGTCTGGTCCAGTAAGCCAGTATGTTGAAACTATTATTACAATTCCACAAGAAGAAATAATTAGTGTGCCGTCACAGCCATCTTACATAACACCAATAGAGCCAATCATTGATGAACCTGTTATAGAAGAACCAATCATTGATGAACCTATTATAGAAGAACCTATTATTGATGAACCTGTTATAGAAGAACCAATCATTGATGAACCTGTTATAGAAGAACCTATTATTGAGGAACCTGTTATAGAAGAACCATCTAACGAAGAAATTTCTGTTAGCGAAGAAGCAGAAATTGTATTTGAAGAAAGCGAAGCCTTTATTGAAAACATATCCGAAAGCGGTGCAAACCTTTCCGTAGAAGATGTTCAAGAAATTATTACTGATTTAATTAGCGATAGCGGTTTAGATGCATTTGAAGTTTCTGCAGTGCTAGAAGCAATTGCTGAAGGCGGAGAGGTGTCTGCAGAAATCGCTGCTGAAGTATCTGAATCTTTATCGGAGGGTGGACTGACAGGAGCAGAAGCAGAATTTATTACAGAAATGCTTTCTGCAGATGGAGAAATAACAACTGCAGAAGTTGTTAATTTATCTGAAGCCTTATCTGAAGACGGTAAATTTACTTTAGTGGAAAAAGATTTAGTTGCAGATGTACTAGTAACTTCAGCAGAGGGAGCACCTGTAACTGCTGCCAACATAGAAGCAGCGGGACTTGAATATCGTGATCTTCCTCCAACAATTCCAGTAGAGGTAAGAGAAGACTCTAATGGTAATCCAGTAGTTATTCAAGCAGAAGTTGCTTCCGCATTACTTGTTTTAGAAAGCCCAGCAGCAATAGCAAATGCAATTGCCACTTGCTTCAATCCAGAAGAGGCAATTGAAGGTTTAACAGAAGAACAAAAATGTGAATTAGGCAAAGCACTACTTAACATGGGTGCCGATATGTCTATTCCAGAACGTGAAAAAGCAGAAGATATCGTAGTAGTAACAATAATAGCTGGCCAGATAGTTCTTGGCACAGCATATAGAAGGAAGGTATAATAAGAATATGAAATGGTTAAAAAAATGGAGCCTAGCCGCTCTAAATGAAAACTTTACATTCCTTGGATTTTTTGTAGCCTGGGTAGTATTAGAGGGTAGCGCAAAAACCGTTGTAGGTTATGTAACCCTAGCCTCAGTAGCCTTATGGTTTATGACTATAGGCATTAGAGAAAAAGCAGAAAAAGAAGAGTAATAGCATACTAACCCTACATTTGCTATAATAGACTTATGAAAAAAATAAAGGTGTTTTTAGCATCTAGCCTTTTAGTATTGTCTATTAGTGGATGTGGCTATGATGGTCATTATAGATATCCATGTCAAGATCCTACTAATTGGCAAAGTGCAGAATGCAAACCACCAATCTGTACGGCTAATGGAGCATGTCCAGAAGATCTAGCAGAAACAAAGGAAACAGTAAATGGCTAAAGAAAGATTATCCCCTCAAGATTTAGATGCAAGATTAAAGTTTATTCTAGGAATTACTTTAGGATCAATTTTATTTATAACTTCAACAGGCATTATGTATGCTTTAATATTTGTTACACAACCAATCACTGGACAATCCGAAAATGATAAAATGTTCTTTAACGTATTAGGTAGCGTTGCTACATTTATTACTGGAACATTGGCTGGACTTCTTATTGGTTCATCTGGCGCTAAAGATGTTATGGCAGCACAAATTGCAAACAAAGAAATTGATGCAAAAAATACACAAGCAGATAAAAAATTAGAAGCTGAAATTGATGATGCAAAGTCACGTAGATTGGCTAAACCAGATGGCGCAATGCCAGCAGAGCAACCAGTAGACACTAGCTGGGACAAGTAATGTCAGAGCAAGGAACTGCAGCAAAATTAGTTGAAATTGCAACAGCAGAAATAGGTACCGTAGAAGGTCCTAAAGACAATGAAACTAAATATGGTAAATTTACCAAAGCAGATTTTCAACCTTGGTGTGGATCATTTGTTAATTGGTGTGCAAACGAAGCTGGAGTAAAGATTCCAAATACGGTATATACTCCTGGTGGCGCACAAGCATTTAAGAAAGCAAACTCATGGATCGATGGAGACCTCGCAGATCCAGAGCCAGGAGATATTGCTTATTTTGATTTCCCATCAGACGGTGTTGATAGAATATCACACGTAGGAATAGTTGCAATAGATAACGGTGATGGAACTGTTTGGTGCATTGAAGGTAATACTTCTGGAGATCCTAAAGGAAGCCAAAGAAATGGCGGAGAAGTTTGTAAAAAGCTTCGTGCATATAAAAAAAATAAAAAGAATATAATGGTTTCAATTGTTGGATTTGGAAGACCTAAATTTGGAGCAAGCATTGCTAAAAAATCTGAGCCTGCTGCAAAAACAACTAAAAAGGTAAAGACTTGTTCAGAGTGTGGTCAAGTAGTTAAATAAATGAATATTTATAGAGTAAAATTAGAAGTAGAGGTAGAAGTAGAAGCCTTTGACGAAAATGATGCTCTAGACTATGCAAATGATATATTTGGCGTAGATGACGAAATAAAAAACGTTAAAATAATTAACGTTAAGGAGAAATAATGGCAAAAGAAGGATATAAGCCAACGTCAGGAATGCAATCAGCAGCACGTCGTGCTATTAAATTAAAAGAGCAAGGCAAAGCAAAAGGTGCTGGCACAGCAGTAGGTTGGACTCGTGCAGGACAACTAGCAAGAGGCGAAACTCTAAGTTTATCTACGGTTAAAAGAATGTATTCTTATTTTTCACGCCATGAAGTAGATAAAAAAGGTAAAGACTGGAATAATGCAGAAAGCCCATCTAATGGAAAAATTATGTGGTTAGCATGGGGTGGGGACGCAGGGTTCTCATGGTCCAGAAAAATAGTTAACAGGGAGAAAACAATGAAAAAGAATTTAGAATTAAATGAAATCGTAGAAGAAATTAAAGATATACTTGATGATGTAGTAAATCCAATTACTAAGGTAATTGAGATTGAAGACGATATAGTAAAGTCAATTGATTCTAAGCTAGAAGATCTTACAGATGAAGAGATTTCAAAGTCTTACGAATCAGATAATGAAGATGAAGATAAATGGGATAATATGGAAAAAGCTTGCTGGTCTGGATACAAGCAGGTCGGAATGAAAGATAAAGGCGGAAAACGAGTACCTAATTGTGTACCAATTAAAAAGTCTTTATTTGGCACAGATGGACCTCAAACATTAATACCTAAAAATAAATAATAAAATCAGTTGACAAGGACTAAAAGATCCCTGTATAATAGTATACAGGGATTCGCCTTTTATATTTAAGGAAAAATGTTACATTTAAATGAACGTGGTGTAGAAGTATTTATAAATAAATATAAATCAATTACCAATGATGCATATTGGAACAATTATGATTTAATTATTTGGAAAAAAAATAATAATGCATTTTTTAATATAAAAGGAATATTTAATAAAGCTTGGGGAATGGCAGATAGAGTATCTGTAGATAATAAAGGAATGTGGGTTCTACCTAAACAATATGTCAAATATTTTAAATAATTTAGGGGTAGACAAAGACGATTTAGACTGGTGGCACCTTGCAGTTTGTAGAGGCATGGACACTAACTTATTTTATGATAAATATGAAAATGATCCTAAAATTGCAAAAAATGTTGACGAAGCATGTCTAGCTTGCCCAGTTATAGCAATGTGTTATAAATCTGGATCTGATGGCGATGAGTATGGCGTATGGGGCGGAGTTTATTTAAACTCTGGATCGATTGATAAAACTAGAAATTTACATAAGACAACTGATACATGGAAAAGATTGAAAAAGAAAAATGTTTATTGATAAAGATAAAAATCATTTTAAACATGGGATTAATCAATGGACTGGGGAACCCAACAAGCCAGTATTTTATACACCAGAAATGTCAAAAGCAATAAGAGGAATTACCAAACCAGCAAACAACTTACAAATGGATATAGTAAAGTATCCAGAATTTTTAGCAATAAGATTATATGAAGACAACTTTGTACAATTTGAAGGCGTTAAAAAAGAAATGGTCATAGATTATGTAGCAAAAGTAAAAAAGCTACTTGAGTCATATGGAGTAAGATGTGAGCTGGAAGGAGTGCCTAGTGAAAGAATACTACGATAGAGTATTAATTGTATTTATTCATGATCTAGGAGTTTATGGAACTACAGAAAAACTAGGAGCATTTGCCTCTATAGTAAAATATAAGAAAGATGAAATGGAGTACGAAGAAATGATAGATAATTCAGAATTTTCAATTATGGATGAAATTGTATTTTCACATGTAGAAGAGGAATATAATGGATAAGGTTCTTTGCTATTCTTGTAATAAAACTAAAAATAAGTTAAATCTTAAAAAGTCTACATTGCTTCCAATAAATTTATTTATGTGTGATGGATGTATAGAATCAAAATTTGAACCAAGATGGCTAGTAATCATTACTGGTAGACAAAACGGGCCAGAAAGCGTTAGAGAATTTGTTTTAAAAAAGAAATATGTTGGAGATGAAATTTCTGCTTCTGAGTTATTAATTTAGTATACATTCTACGGTATAATATGATATATAATGAATCTGGATCTGAACTCTATAATTATTGCAATATCTGCTGCGATATTGTCTGGCATGGGGACGGCAATTATTGCTGGTCTGAACGAAAATAAAAGAGAAAAAAATAGAAAACAAGAGCGTGAGCAGGACCATTTAAAATTAGAAGTAAAAGACCTAAAAATTGAATTGTATCAAATAGAAAAAGAATTAACTGAATGGAAAGATAAATATTATAATGCTATTCAGGAATTAATTTTAATTAAATCTGAGCTAGAAGATGCCCTGAGAAACCTTTCAGAAATGGATTCAAACGAGGTTTTGGACAGATAATTTTTAATTTAGTATACTAGTCTGTATGACAGCAGTGGTAGCCCTTATTCATGAAAATAAAGTCCTTCTAGGAGGAGATTCTGCTGCATCCGATGATAAAACAGGATTAATTTTTTCACGCACAGATCCAAAAGTTTTTAGAGTAGGTCAGTTTGGAATTGCATTTGTTGATAGCTTTAGAATGGGACAAATTCTTCAATATAACTGGACGCCACCAATTTACAAACCAACAGCAGGATTTAAAAATTTAGAAAAATTTATGCGTACCAAGTTTGTTGAATCAATTAAAGAAACATTTAAAGAACAAGGATATGGCAATCAAACTGCAGGCTCTACAGAAGATGGCGATGAAGGCGGAGTTTTCTTAATAGCAGTTCAGGGTGCAGGTAGAATATTTACTATGGATAGCGATTTTCATATAGGAGAAGCAGACATTCAATACATGGCAGAAGGCGCTGGGCAAGAGTTGTCTTTAGGATCACTATACTCAACATCATCTATTAAAACACCCCGTAAACGGGTCAGGATGGCTCTAGAAGCGGCTGCAAAATTTAACATGGCAGTTAGAGCACCATTTACAATAATTGAAATTTAGAGTATAATTAAATATATGGACATTAATAATCTTAAGCCAGAAAATTATAACATGGCTATGGATTTAAGAGGAACACCAACTCATGTTTGTCCTTGTGGATGTTTTATATGGAATCTAAAAGTAATCTTTGAAGATTTTGATATTGCAACATATTTTTTAGATATGGAATGTGCAAACTGTGGTAGTTTAGCAACGGCTCCCACCCCAACAGACAGGTAAAAAATGAGAAAATCAGAAAGATTACGATTGTTAGAAATGCAAATAATCAAACTAGAGTTTGAGATAGATTTATTAAACAACATGCTTGCTGCATTATTAGAGGCAAACAATTTACCACAACCTCAATTAGACGCTGGTAAGTGGTACCAGAGACGGATAGATAGAAACTCTTGACAGATTTAGGTATGTTTTAGTAAAATGTACCTATGAATAAAAAACTAATAACTGCAATATCAATACTATCACTAACACTATCTACTACATTTATTGCTGTAGAGGCGAAAGCTAATCAAGTACCCTCAACAATAGCAATTCTAGACACTGCATTAGACACTTCCCTACCAATTTTTAAAGATAAAATTGCATATGAAGTTTGTGTTTTAGAATTGGCCTCATGTCCAAATGGACAAAAGTTCATGGAAGGCCCAGGATCTACTGTACTTCCATTTGATATTATTTCTAAAAATGGTTTCGATCACGGAACACAAATGGCATCAGTTGCAGTAGCAACCAATCCAAATATTAAAATTGTTTTTGTAAGAATTATTGGAAACAATCCATCTGGTTCAAGACAAGCAACTGGAGAAACTGGTGTTTCTTTAGCATTAAAATGGGTATTAGATAATAAGTCTCGTTTTAATATACAGAGTGTTGCAATGTCTCAATCAAATCATGCAATACTAACAACATTAACAGACTATTGCCCTACAACACCAATGTTGCGTGGAGTAGTATCTTCATTAGTTTCTTCAGGCACACCAGTGTTTTTTCCAGCAGGAAACAACAGAGACCTTTCAAGGTTATCTTGGCCAGCATGTATTAACGATTCAATATCAGTTGGAATGGCAGACCAGTATGAGCAAATAGATAACTTTTCTAACTTTGATAAAGATAGATTAGACTTTTATGCTCTTGGAAATATGAAAGTTGCGGTTCCAGGAGGTTCTGTAAAAAATGCAGCAGGGTCATCAATTTCTACGCAAGTTGCTGCTGCTACATGGGCTGGAATTAAAATTTCAAATCCTTCTTTAACTTATCAACAAGTTTTAGATATGCTAAATAATGCTTCAAAGCCAATCCGTGGTGCTAGGGGGCAATATGGTAAACTTATCTCTAGTGCCCCTATTGAAATTGCACCAAGTGCTCCAATAGTAACAAAACCAGTCGCTCCAGTAACTAAAACTGCAGAGCAATTGGCTGCCGAAGCAAAGGCTGCTCTTACAATTGAGGCTAACAAAGCAATTTCAGAGGCGGAAGCAAGATATCAAGCTGAAGTTAAACTGGCTGCAGATAAACTGGCTGCAATTAAATTGGAGTGGGCTAAAAAAATAAATGGCTAACATGACAGTGCTAGAAGAAATAATTAAAGAAATCGGTGAGGAGTTGTACCAGAAATGGTACAACGCCCTTGCAATAGAAGACAGAACAGAAGAATCTTCTAAGGCTATGTCTATAAATGCTGGAGAAACAACATTTTGGGTAGTTCAAACATTTATGAATAAATTTAATGCAGCAGCAGAGGAACTAAAAGACAAATAATGCTAGAGATCAATGACCAAAATTTTGATAAAACATTAACTCTTCACAATGTTTTAGTTGTTGATTTTTGGGCAACATGGTGCAGGCCATGTAAAATGTTTTCTCCTATTTTAGAAGAAATTTCTAAAGAAAATAATATTTGGATTGCCAAAATAGATGTAGATCAAAATCCAATACAGGCTTCAAAATACAACATAACCTCAGTTCCAACAACAATTATATTTGAAAATGGTAAAGAGGTTAAAAAAATACTTGGCGCAAAACCTAAACATCAAATGATTGAGGAGTTAAGTAAATGGCTATAGATTTTTTAGATGTTCAATCTTGGTATGAGTATGGTCGTGAAAAAAATTGGGTATCAGAGGTATTTTGCGACACACATGAAGGACCACCACTTTCTGATGAAGAAATGGAAGAATGGGAAGAGGGCGGAGATCCTTGTAGCTTTCATGTAAAACTTTGGGATCAATAAAGACAACAAATTGCTTGGTTAAACGTTTATATATATGGGTGTACACCCAAAATAGAATTCCATTTTGTAAAAAAATGGATAAAAAGGAGAAATAAAAAATATGAAGTCATTAAAAAAGATTGCCGTTGCTTCGGCTGCAGCCCTAGCATTACTAGGCATTCAATCAATTAATGCATCAGCGGCACCGTTAGCAGTAACAGTTGCTGGTTCAGCAAATACTACAACATCTACAGCGCCTGCGACTGCGAACGTTCCAGCCGACAACACAGTAGATTCAGCAGATGCCATTGCTCTAGCAGCAACAGCAGATACTGGAACTGTAGTTACATTTACAGCAACAGGTGGCGTTAAGCTAGTCACAGCTTTAAGCGCAACAAATGCAGTAGTTAGTTCTTCTGCAGGTTCAACGTCGTATTCAGTAACTTCTGCAGGATCTGCAGTAACTGTTTATGCATTCACAACATCAACAGCAACAGGTTCAGTTACAATTGTAAATGGATCTTACTCTACAGTTGTTTTTGTTAAAGGAATTGCAGGTTCTGTATCAAACGTCGGAGTTTCAGTACCAACTTCAGTGGCAGTAGGAACCATTCCAGCAATTACAGTAAGCACAACAGACGTGTTTGGAAACGCAGTTTCTGATACCGTAACAGCAACATTAATTGGTGGAACTTGGGCAGATGGCTCAATTTCTAAACAAATTGTAACATCTACTGCAGCTCAGGTTGCAGCGGATTCTACATTAATTTTAGGATCTAAAAAAGAGAATACTTCAGTTGCAACAATTGGTAATGTAACAATTGCAGTAACTGGTGCGACAACAGCAACAGCAGTCACTGGACTAAAAGTTCCAGTAAAAGCCGTAGTTGCGTCATACACAGTTACTGATTTGAATGGCACAATTGCACAACTTCAATCTCAAATTAGCTCATTGTCAGCAGATTTAAATTCAGCAAAAGCTGATGCTGCTTCAAAACAATTAGTTATTGATTCCGCAACAGCAGCAAAAATTATTGCTGATGCAGCAGTAATTAAGGAAAAGGCTGATTATAATAAATTAGCTACAGCCTGGAATAAGGCATTTCCTAAAAAGAAGGTTGCTTTAAAGAAGTAAGTTATAAAATTAAGGGCAAGGGAAACCTTGCCCTTTTTTTATTTAAATGGTAGAATATATATGTGGAGTACATTGAAGATCAAATAAGAGAAAAAATATTAAACGAAATTAAATATTTAGAATTACCATATGAATGGAAACCTAACGAAGTAATTAATTATGTATATAATAAATTAAGTAGAGGGAATGATGGAATCAAATAAAAGAAGTTTATTAAAAACCCTTAGCTGGGAAATAGTTCATCTTGTAGGAGTAGCAGGAATTATTTCTACAATTACCTGGATTTTAACTGGACATATTGAATATGAGTACGCAACTTTTGGAGCTCTTGCCTATATTGCTTTTGAATCTGCTGGGTACTATATACATGAAAGAATTTGGGCTAAATTTGGAAAAAAGGTTAAGTGACAAATATATCTAAAAAAGAATTAGATTCTCCATATGTAGAGAGTTTATGTGAAAATGGGGAATGTCAAAATAAGGCTACTAGAATAGTTAAGCATTTTAATGCATATTCTTGGGTCTGTGAGTCCTGCTACAGCCAATACAAGATTTAATTTAAAAAATGCTATAATGGGTAGATAGATGGATTTCTAGACCCATCTAAATACAACAACCTATAGGAGAAATAAAATGTCAGACGGAAAAGACTTAAAAGGATTTAACGAAACAAAGCCAGCGGGATCATCACCATGGCCAACAGAATCATACACAGAGGCACCAAAAGCTGCATTCCCATCAACTGATAAGTCATCACAAGATGGCGCAGGCGTAAACAACGGCGGTAAGTAATAATGTGTTTTGAATGCGGATGTGAATCAGTAGGAAGTTCAACTGGTATTATTCCAGTTACAATTACTGACGTTTCAAGAGATGGTGAAGCAGGTTTAAACTTTAGCATGACCTCAACACCAGAGCAGACAAGACAATTCATTAATGAGTGAAAATGGCACAGGTATGGCGACACCGCCAAACAATGAACCAGCAGGCGCAGTAACTTCTCAAGAAGCTACTCGTAAAAATCCAAATCAAGGTAAATTTAGATCTGGAATTGCAAGTAAAAAACCATTAACAAGAATTGATCGCAATAAACATGGAATCCGTAGAGAAGTAAATATGGGTCCTAAAAAAACAGGTAGACCAAAGAAGGTTTAAAAATGTGTAAACAATCAATATGCAATTCTTCTGAGTTGCATATTGATATTTTAAGAACAATTGATGATCATATAGATAAATTTGAAGAATCTTCGTTGCTTTAATTAGAGAAAGAATTTTTTTGAGTAGAAAACCTTATATAAGAGTTGCAGACATTTTATTTGAAAGATCCGTAAAAGACTCTGCAGATTATGCTGAAAAAAATATGAAAGATGCTTTGCTGTTTTTTGACGAAAGCAAAGAGTCAATGTGGAAATATTGTTTAAAACAAATAAAGTTTAATGGAATTATGGCAGAGTTTGGTGTATTTAATGGAAAATCAATAAACTATATAAGTTCTTTATTGCCACAATATAAATTTTATGGATTTGATTCATTTACTGGATTAAAAGAAGATTGGAAAGGTTGGGAATGGTCTAAGGGAGACCTTTCAACTGGAGGGATTCTGCCTAAAGTAAATTCAAATGTAGAATTAATTTCTGGATATTTTGATCAGTCGTTGCCAAAATGGTTGTTAGAAAATAATAAACCATTTTCATTTATAAATATTGATTGCGATACGTATGAATCTACATCTACTGTTTTAAATTTACTTGGAACAAGCAAAATAGTGTCGGGAACCGTAATAATCTTTGATGAATATTTTGGCTATAACAATTGGAAATCTCACGAATTTAAAGCGTGGCAAGAATTTGTGTCTAAAAATAACCTTAAATACACTTATATTGCCATTAATCATCTACAAGTAGGTATATTAGTAAATTGATAAATTTTATGATAAAATATGAGTATAATGTTCTATAACCGCCCAGACTGTATTAAAATTGCTGAGGGAATATATGTTTTTAAAAACTATATTCCAGAAGAAATGTGTAATAGGTTTTCTGCAATATTAGATAAATTTGAAGAAGATAGATTTAAAGAAGACAAAAACTATATTCCTTGGTATGATGACAAAATGAGTCCATCCGTACCAGAAGCTTTAGATTTATGGGAACATGTTTCAGAGTTGATTTATCCAGAATATGTTATAAATCCACAATCTCAATTTATATGTTCAAAACCAGGACAAGAAGGAATGTTTGTTCATTGTGATAGTCCTGGCAAAGAACATGCTCATGAATTAACTCAAGAAGATAGCTACTCAACTTGTAGCATAATTGATTTTGGAGTTGTTGGATATATTTCAAATTTTGAAGGAGGGGAAATATTCTACCCAGCCTTTTCAAAAAATGGAAACCTAAAATCAGAAAATAATTTAAATGACTCAGATGAATTAGTTTATAAACCTGGACTTGGGGATATAGTAATCCATAAGTCAGAAGCTCCGTACTATCATGGCACAAAACCAGTAACTTCTGGAATTAGGTATGCATTTTCTTGTTTTGCTACAAATGTAGCACAAGCCCCAGGAACTTTTTATTCTTATAAAAGTT